ATCAGCCAATTCCTTGCGGACAAGTCCAGAATGACCAGCATTATAAGCCATTCTGAACTTTCCGGTAGGAGATTTGATAAACTTAACTCTTATCAAATCGCTCATATTAATAAGGTTTCTTTAGTGTAACTCTGTGAGTATAAATAGCAGATTGTGTACCTGAACCAGTTATGATAATTCTCTGTCGAACGCCATAGTTGTCACCAAACATATCTGTAATCTCTCCATCTGCATCAACGGAATCAGTTGCGATTGTGTACCACTCATCTCCGCTTAATGCGTTAGATTCTTGTACTGTCAACGTCAAATCAATTGTTCCTGATTCTTGTACACCTTTTACTGTATGATTATACTTCCAAAAAGAATACAACAACGGATTAATTGTGATGGTATCAGCTTCCGTATCTGTAATCGTGTCAGAAGCCGTAGTTCTGTAAATCTCATAACCGGCATCAAATTCAGAATTTCTTGCAGCCGTAAACAATAGGGATGCAGCCAAAATGACTGCACCACCAAATAACATTAATTTATTCATTTCTTTATTCATTTTTAGATTATATACCTTGAACAACAGAAGCGTCCTTCATAGCAGAGAATGAAGCTGCGTGTCTAACTGCAACATCCCACCAAGAATTAACTACTAATGTAACTAAAGCATTCTTCGCGCTCGTATATGGATCTATCACGAGGTCTATTCCGGCCCAGCTTCCTATTATGAGTTCGCTGAAATTTCCAAAGATAATCGCGTGAAGGTTGCTTCCGTTTCCTTTTGTCAAGTCAGATGGTACTAAAGTAGAAACTCGCGCTCTATAACCATTTAATTGTCCTTCTCCAGCTACTGCACCATCAACAAAAATGAATTGTGCAGTATTGTTTGCCTTTTCAGCAGTTTTTAAATATCCTCTAACGCCCGGAGTAGTCAAATAAGCCAAGTTACCGAAATCTGCGTTTGCGGATGCTACGTCAGTTTCAAGTTCTATAATATTTGCAAATGTTGGGTTTGCTCCATCTGTGCCTCCAGCTACATCTCCAATTCCGGATGTGTTAAGGATACCAGTTGGTTGATTAGAACTTCCAGTACCATTGATTGCAGCCGTATCTAAAGCATTGGCAATAGCAACTGATAATCTCGTTCTAATCATATTCTCAACATCGATAGTTGACTGAACCATCAATTGCTTGGAGATGTCTGTGAACGCTCCCAATCTGTTAGGGGTCATCTGGATTCTGTCAAAAGTTGGTGATGTCTCTTGATTTATATCTGTTTCTCCCTCCCAAACGGCAGTAGCAGCAGCATCGTTTCTTGGGAAATCGATGTTAGATGTTAAACCTGTAAGGTAAGTGGCACCCAATGATTCAGTTACCAATCTTGGATCAAGGAATGGAATTAATGCGCCTACTTCAGTTTGAACGGTAAATCCACCTTCGGTGGTAGTTCCAGCAGTCATATTCCTTTTGGTGCCCGGAGTCCTGATTAACATTTTAGGAATAGTCAGGTTTCCGTTAGGCGATACTCCAGCTGCTCTTGCTTCCCTTACACCTTCTTGGTGCATTTCAGCAGCAACTCCTTCCAATCTTCTTCCTTCAACCAATTGAGTGATTGCGCCATCTTGCCCAGTCAATCTAAATTCAGTAGCAACCTTTTCTTCTTCAGTTTTCTTGCTAACACTTCTTCTTGCGTCTTCATTCGCTTTTCTTTTCGCCTCTTCGTTAGCTTTTCTTAATTCTTCAGCCTCAATAAAAGATTCTCTTTCGATTGACTTGTTAAGTTCTTCCGCTCTTTTACTCAACTCATCCCATTTTGTGTTCATTTCTTCGGTGAAATCATTTCCACCGGCAGAGCGATGAAGCGCGGTCATCTGGTCCAACACTTCAGCTCGTGCCTGACGTAATTCATCAGATTTTTTCATAATTACTTTCTGTTTAATTTTAATAAATATAATTCACGGTTCCTAATGGCATCCGTGTTGGAATTTTCTTCCTTTAATTCTTGATTTTTTAATTCGTCTATTTTTCGTGCTTGTACAGATGTGCTTTCGTATGCCGGGAACGTAACCGGAGCAACATCGTAAAGTTTCTTAATTTTCTTAATCGTACGGTAAACGGTATCGCCTTCTTTTCTATATTCGTCATCTTCAATCGTAAACGCAAACGAAGATTGAGATATATCGCCTCTTTTGATGGATTCGTACATATCCCTTCCTAATTGTGTATCAGGCATATCAATTTCGTAAGCTAACCCGTTTTCGTCAACCATCAATCGCAATGTTCCGGCTTTGGTTCTACCTAAAACAAAATTCGAATCGTGGTTAAACAATGCCCGGACATCTTCCATATCAGTATCTGAAAAGGCTTCCCGGTCGATTGTTTCGATAAATCCGCCTAAATCTCCGCTTCTGTTTTCAAATGTGGCAGCGTAACCGCGCACGGTTCGTTTTTCCTCTTTGTCCATCGCCCTCAATTCCATCCCAAATGTTCTTATTTCTTTTTCCATTATTCTGGATTTACGTTTTCTTTAGAATTACTTGCTAACGGCATTCCATATTCGTCTCCACCTTCATAGCCATTTAAACCTTCTTTCTTCCTAATCTCATTAGGATTCAACGCCCGGATATTATACATAGTTTGATATAATCGCGCTCTGGAATCGGTGTCTCCTTGCAACAAACCATCCAAATCAAACTTCACAAAGGTCTTACCCCATTGCGAACGCGGAAATAGTTTTGAATTAAATTCGGATTCAATTCGCTTGGTCCAGCTGCGTAATGTGTACTGAACGAACATCCTATTAAGTAATTCGGAGTTATTAAAGGTTTCAGTTTGACCAAGAAGCGTAACCGGAACACCGGTAATATTCGAGATGTCCGTAATGGTTAATTTTCTCGCGTTGATGTCATTCTGGTCAACCGCTTTCCCTGTTTGACGATATTTAACTCCATTTGAAAGTAGTGCAGTTTTGCCTGAATTGTCCGAACCCTGATATTTTCGATTCCAACTTTCCTCGATTATATCCCTTTGCTCCTTTGACAATGCCTGATCCGTTTCCAATACGCCACCGATTTGCGCTCCATTGCCGTAGAAATTAGCACCGTGCCGGATTTCTGCGATACCTCTTCCAATCGTGTCCATTTGGTAATCGATTACGGATTTGCCCATAATACCGTCCTCGGAATACATCCGTAAATGAATTATATCCGATGCCGGGATAGATTCTTTATGCTCGTGTAAGTAGTAGAAATATTCGTTTCCGGTTTTAAACTGCTCCCAATCTCCTGTAACCAGATGTAATCTATCAATCGCTCCTGATGAATCGGTCATTATATGAATTAATGCGTTTCCACCTTTGTAGTGGCTTGATCCGGTAAACATTTGGCGCACCATAGTTTCGAAAAATGTAAACTTGTCAAGGTTGGGATCCGGTCTAAAATTAATTAACGGATACAATGGATGGTTTACGGCTTCAGTTATATTTCCTTCTTCATCCTTTGTATAAACCGACAATGGTAATGATGCTATTTGTTCGGATAAAATCGTAACCGCTCGGAAATATGCTGGAATTGATTGCGATGTTTTCCAGTTTACGGATACTTTTGCTCTGGAAGCCGAAAATAAAACGGTCTGCCAAGTAGACCAATCCTTTGCTGGTCCAATATTGGAATAAATTGCAGCCCTAACTTGCTGAAATGGTTTTTTTATACGTTGGATTAATCCCATAAGGCAAATTTTCGATAAAAACAATGGTTTTACCAAAAAAAAAGTTAACAAAGTTTGTTTTTGTTAATTTATATAGTATATTGTGCTATCAATTAACAATTAAATCAAAAAACAATGAAATTAGTGACTCAAGTAAATCAAACCTATGATTACTCAATTTTTAAAACTTTGGATGGTAATCGCAGAGTAAATAAGTTGCACGTAAAAAGGCTTGAAGAAAGTTTTCACAAACATTATTTATTATGTCCAATAATTGTAAACGATAAATATCAAATTATAGATGGACAACATAGGTTTGAAGCTGCAAAAAAAAATGGATTACCAATTAATTTTTTTATTGCACCAAATTACGGATTAAATGAAGTGCAAACTTTAAATCAAAATATGAAAAATTGGAAAAAAGAAGATTACTTAAGCGCATATTGTGATTTAGGCTATCCTCAATATTTAAAATTTAAAGAATTTATGAATTTATATCCAGATTTTGGAATTGCTGCTTGTGAAACTATATTAACAAATAAATCTCAAAATAACTTTAAAAAATATAGTAAAGAATTAATGTCAGAATCAAATAATACAGGATGTCATATGCTTAAATATTTTCAAGAAGGTGAATTATATATACCAAACTATGATTTATCTCTTGAAATTGCTGAAAAAATTATGATGGTAAAACCCTATTATGATGGCTACAATAGAAATACATTTGTAAAAGCTATGATTGCAATATTTAAAGTTGAATATTATAATCATGCAAAATTTTTAAATCGTTTAAAATCAAACCCATCATCAATGGAACATTGCTCTAACGTTACTCAATATAAATTATTAATTGAAGATATATACAATTTTAGAAGCAGAGAAAAAGTTTCGTTAAGATACTAATTTTATTAACCAAATCTATTAAAAATGAACAACTACCAAGACCTTTATTCCGTGTACGGAGAGTACAACGACAAATTCTATCTTGAAACTTACAAGTCTCATAAAGATGCATATTCAAGGTATGCTGAACTTTCATTCAAGATGTTGAAACAAGCAAAAAAAGAATGGAAGAAGAACCCGGATTTAATTCCGCAGTTTTACGAAACGTCTTCGAATGGGTATGACCGGTCTGCTCATTGTAGAATTAGGCAT